GGGAGGAACTCAGCGTACAAACTCATAACCCTGCGGAGATTGGCAAAGGGGCACAAAAAAGGGGCCCCTTGCGGAGCCCCTTCGTTTCCGATGTCGGCCGCTATTAGGCGGTGACGTAACGGACGAGAGAGGTGGAGCGACCCTTCGCGGCGCCGACCAGGATCTGGGCGATGCAGCGGATGTTGCCCGTCTCAGCCTGACCGACGAGAACCTGGACGGAGAGACCAGACTCAGCGGTGGCGACGCTGGAGGTGAAGCCGGCGATTTCAGCCATCGGCACACCAGTCGCTACTAGGAGCGAATCCGGGCCCATAGCCACGCCCGCGAGATTCTCGCCGTTGGCAGGGATCTGGTTCCACTGGTAGATGTCCATGCCGGCGACCTGACCGACGTTGCCAGTGGTCACGACGGTGTTGGCGCTCGGGTTGAGGGAGCTGACGAGGGAGGCCGAGTTGCGGAGAGCCTTGAGGTAGCCGTTGCCGAGGAGGAACGAACGGGGCTGGCCGGCCTTGGCGCTATCGAGGAGGAACTGAGCCTGGGTCACGTCGTCGTAGCCGAAGTTGGCGACGGTGACGGTTTCCTGCGTGGCGAAGTTGGCGGCGGTGAAGACGCTGCCGATCTCGTCCCAGGTCTTGTCGACGATGGCCTGAGCGGCGGTCTTCGCGTAAGCGTTGATCAGGTACTGCATGCCGTACTCCTGGATGTCGAGGGGCGAGAACTCGTCGACGTACTTGAAATGTTTCAAGGTCACCGAGCTGGACGTCATGGTTGCGCCGTCCACGTCGGACAGGTTGTTCGAAACCTTATTATATTCCGAGGCCGTTCCGCTGCCCATGATCGGGACGAAAACGGTTTTGCCGGCGCGGCCGACAGAGGCCGAGAGGTTGACGGAGACGTTGTTGAGGATGGGCAGCTTGCCGGCGACAGTCTGGACGATGTAGTCAGACAGGATAGCCGGAGCGGTAGGGAGGACAGTAGCCATAGTAGTGTGTTAGGGAGTGAGGGTTAGAGGGAAATGAGAGCGGCCTTGTGCGCGTTGAAGAACGCGATGCGGGCCTGACCAGCGGGGAGGGCGAGGTAAGCAGCCTTGATGTCGGCGTTGCTCATCTTCGCGGGCGAGTCGCCCTTCGGGAGTTCGACCGGCTCCGTGCCGAAGGAGGCCACGATCTTCGCGGCTTCCTTGCTGGCGGTGGCCTTGCCGGCTTCCAACTCGGCGACCTTAGCCAGGGAATCGGCGAGGGCGGCTTCGGAGGCCTTGAGGGCTTCGGTCAGCGTAGCGATGGAAGCGTCCTTGACGGAGGCTTCGACCTTGAGGGCTTCGGCTTCGGAGGAAGCGCCGACGGTGAGTTTCTCCACGGTGGCGCGGAGGTCGTCGCGTTCAGCGGTGAGACCGGCGAGCGAGGCCGCGGCCTTAACGAGCTGTTCTTCGATGGTCATGTTAACCCTGCGGGAATTGGCAACTCGGGCGGAGGGGGCGACTTCTTCTTCGACCTCGTCTTCGACTTCTTCCTCTTCGTCCACGACCTCGGGCACGTCCTCGGGGGCCATAACTTCGACGCCCAGGGCGGCGACAGCCTCGCGGGTGTCGGGGCGGTTGTCGATGAACAGGTCGACCACGCGTCCGGCATCTAGCTCGGCCTTGACGACCTTCGACTTGAACGCCGGGGCTTCTTCGCCCGAGTCGTTCATGATCAGGCCGTCGTACTCAAAGCCGATGGCTTCGAGGTCGGCCACGGTCTTCTCGCGGTCGGACTCCGGGCGGTTGGTCAACACGACCACCTCTTCGGCGGTCTCGTCGATGAACTTGACGACCTTCTCGACGGGCTGGCCGTCTTTCAGGATTGTGTCGTCGATATCAGTGAAGATGCGGGGCATAGGTTTAGAATGAGGCTAGGGCTTTGGAGAAGGAATCGGCGAGGCCGGTGACTAGGCCCTGGGCGGCGGCTTGCTTGCCCGAGAAGACCTGACCGCGGAGAGCGGAGTCGGCGACCATCTTGCGCTTGGCACGGATGGCGGCCTTGAAGTCTTCATGGATCTCGTCGACGGTGGCCTGGAGGTCGGCCATCTGCTCGTCGGAGAGGGACGTGCCCTCGATGCCGGCGCCCTTGAGGGGAGAGCCGGTCGACTTGATGACGACCATGCGGACGCCCTGAGACTCGTAGAGTTTGCTCATGTCCGGGATGGCCATGTAGACGCCCACGCTGCCGACGGTGGCAGAGGGCGAAGCGACGACGCGGTCAGCCTGAGAGCCGAGCCAGTAGGCAGCCGAAGCCATCTCGCTGTCGGTGTAAGCCATGGTCGGCTTGCCGATGTCGCGAATCTTGTTCGCCAGTTCCTCGACGCCGGTGACCGTGCCGCCAGGGGAAGAGATGTTGAAGGCAATCTTCTCGACCGCAGGGTCGGAGGCCATCGCGTCGAGCGTGGCCGACAGGTCGTTAACGTCGACCGCGCCCATCATCTTCTCCAGGGGCGAGAGACCCTTGCCGATAACGCCGGCGATCGGGATGACGCCCACGCCGTCGACGACGTAGGGAGCCGGGGCGACTCCGAAGAGCTGCGCGAGCATGTCGGTGAAGCCGAACTTCTCGGCCAGCGCGGCGTGGTCTTTCGCCCGGGTCGGGTCGATGAGAAGTGGCTCCCTACCAGAGAGGCCGTTGGTCAAGAATCGGGGCATGTTATTTTTTCTCGTTAAGGGATGTACCGGGCAGGGGCTCGGCGGTGTCGACCTGGGCGACCGTGCCGAGAGGGGTGTTCGACGGACGGAAGAGCAGTTCAAACGGGATGCCGTACTGCTTCGCAAGGTTCTGGATGTGGGCCATGTCGGCCGCACGCTTCTCCATCTCGGATCGGAAGTCTAGGCCGCGCTGGCCGTAGAGCTCAGACATGGACATAAGACCCATCTCGATGTCGGCCCGGTCATTCGCGGCCTCGCGGCCAGCGTCGACGGTCACGCTTTTCGGGGTCGTCCAGGAGGCAGACCACCACATCGGATCGTCAGGGATTTCACCCTTAGCGATACCGTCTGCGATGATATACTCATACGTAGGCTGACAGAAGGTGGTCAAGATGACCTGAGAATATTTCCCGAAGACACGCGCTGCCTTAGCGGTCACTAGGCGAACCGATGCCCCGCCGGCCGAGGTCGGGTCTTTTACGAACTCGTAAGGCAGAATTGAGCAGATGTCTTTTTCGAGCGCATTGAGGAAGCCGACGAATGTGCTGTTTGGGCGCTTGCTCTCAAAGGACTCAAAGGAGTCGGAGGACTCTAGCACGATGGCCTTGCCGCCCATCTGCGCGGCGATGTTCTCGGCCGAGCTGTGGTTTGACGAGATTTCGGAGGCCGCGTCTTCGTCGAGGAAGCCTGAGCCTTTCTTGATGACACGCGTCACGTCCCCATTGTCCTTAACGGCCCTGCGTTCTAGCTCCAGGATCTCCTTGACGTCCTGGATTCCGCAGAGGCTGGACTGGAGCACCGGCACGCCGCGGGAGCCGCTGGCCGTTTCCATGTCGACGATGTGCATGACCGACTGCGCCTCGACCTTGCGGGAGGAACCGTCGGCCTGATAGATGGAATAGTAAAGCGGCTCGTTATACTTGCCGAAGCCGATGCCGTCCCAGCAGTCCGAAGGGGTGTCGCGGTCGGTAGGGTCGCCCACGCGGTGAGCCTCGATGATTTGCGTCCGGGCCTCGCCGTCGAGGTTAGCCTTTACGCAGAAGGCGTCGCCGTCGCGGATCATGGCGCGCATCACAATCGACTGGCACTGGTAGAAGGACTTGCCGGAGACGTCCAGGCGGCTTGCCTTGCGGGCGAAGTATTCCTCGTAAAGCCGGGAGGTCTCAGGGTCAGACGCGTGCGCCTGGGGTTTGATACCGTCCCCGATCACGTAGATCGTCAGGTCGTTCAGGATCTGACGGAAGAGCGAGGACTCCCGCTCCGCCCATCGGCATTTCTTGACCATCTCGTTGCGATCCCAGGGCGAGAGGTCGCGGCGCATGTCGTCCGGCTGCGGAGCGTAGATGACGCGCCGAGCGTAGGTCTGGACAGTGCTGCCCCACTGGTTGCCGCTATACTGGTTGTTGAAGGTCGCCCCGTTTGACGCGGCCGACGCCTGAGGCGACGACGTGCTTCCCTTTTTCTTCGGGAGTTTGACGGAGGCTTTCTTGCGGGGGGCCATAAGTTATTCGTAGCGGTTGTCCCACCGCGTGTAAATCATCGTCGCACGGCGACCATACTTGCCCGGGTCGAGACGGCTTAGGGCGAACATGGCCTCGTTAAGCATCTCCTTAGGGGGAAGGCTGAACTGTTTCGTCGCGGAAGAGCCGGAGTCACTGTAACTCATGAGGGTCTTCCCGTCCATAATCAGGGACAGAGCCTTCGCTTTGAGGTCAAGCAACTCGCATTCCGTTAAGCCGATGAAATACCCTTGAGCCATTTGTCCTGCGTTAATTGGCAACGGAAGGGGCGGCGACGCCCATGTCCACGCCACAAGCTCTTCTTCTTGCAACCCATAGACGCCGCCGCTTGCCAGAAGTGTCGTCATTCAGTCGGGGAAGGCAAGGAGGTTTCCGTGCTCTCCCGCCCGACGATGCCCCAGCGCACGGCGACCAGGAGGCCGAGCAGCTCGCAGTCGAAGGCGTGATTATCCTTCTTCCCCTGGGGGAGCAGCCAATGGGGCTTACCCGTGCGCCTGTCCTTCACGCGCACCTCGGCGTTCATCATATCCACGTAGTCCTGCCCCGCGTCGAGCGAGTAGGTAAAGACCTTGCGGGAGCGGAGGCCGTGCAGGAGGTCTTTGCCGGCGAGGTTCGACCACACGATCAGGACGGCCCGCGTCTGGAGACCGGGAACCATGATCGCCTGTTTATCCGAATAAAATCGGCGGGTGCTCTTCCCGTCCTTAGTCGTCACCGCGAAGTCTTCGTTACCCGACCCCTTCGCACACTTCCAGCCACGCATGGCGGTCTGCCGATATACGTCCTGGGCAGCGTCCCCGGAGTCGACCATGACCATGGCCTGATGGACGCCGTGCTTCTTAACGAAGGCCTCGACGTCCTGCCACGTGTCGACCTTGGCGAAGGCCTTGAGGCGGCTATGCCCGGTGCGAGACCAGCGGCGCACGGCGCAAAAGAAGTGTCCGCGCTGCACGTCCACGCCGGCGGTGCGGAAAGGGAAGGAGCCTTCGGGCGCTCCCTCGCGGTCGGTGACGCGGCCCTTCGGGGTAATGACCGACTCGCCGTCCCAGTCGTCCGTCATGTTATAGTTCGCGGCCTGGGCGATGTTCACGATCTCGCCTCCCTCCTCACTCCAGGGCATGGCTAATCTCTTCATTTTAAACTGCATCCTGCCTTGGTCGCTTCCGTAGACGTCGTACTCTTCCTTACTCTTGATCATCATCACGGCCAGCTCGCCCCAGCTCATCGTCGCGAGACTGTTCCAGTGAAGGCCGATGTGCCCGGAGTTGGCTGCGGAGGCTGTAGCCACAAACGCACCACGTCGGTTCGCCTCTAGGCGCGTGGCGTTGTTGTCGGGGAGACGCGTCTGGCAGCCAGCGCATTCGTAGGTCGTGCCGATGCTGACCTTCTGCAAGTCCCATGATCCAGTCATCTTAGCCTCATCTGGATACCTGACCTGTTCCCAGACCCATGGCTGAAGGTGGTCGCATGTCGGGCATCGGAAGTTCCAGTCACGTTGGTCGGTCGACTCGTGCAGCTGATGGAACTCCTGCCCCGCTCGTCCGCCCTGGCTCATGAAGATGCGCTTGCCCATCCAGCCGAACGCCGTCACGCGCGCGCTCAGTTCCGCAAGGTGTCCGCTCGGGGCCATCCAGCATTCGTCGGCGATTGTATAACGCAGGGACAGGCGTTGAAGGTTCGACTCGTTCCAGAGTCCGCGACAGTAAAGCGTCATGCGGTCGAAGTCCGTCGTCGTCGAGCGATCCATATCGTCGAGCGAGATGCGGGCCTTCACCGGCGGGCAGTTGTTCCAGACCGGGCGAAGGTAGCGAAGGGCGAAGTCCTTGGATTCCGCATCCGTGCTTTGAAAAACACAGGTCGGCCCGGGAGCGTTCGCGATGATGTGGCACGTCAGCAAGCGGGCGAAGAGCGACTTGCCCGACTGGATGCTCGCGAGCACGGTGAGCATCTTCGTCTCGGGGTCGGCCGCGATGCGCAGCGCCTCGGCGATCCACGGCGTCCGCTCCGACCTGAACGGCCCGGGCATCGGCGAGTCGGGGATGGCGAGCACGTTCTCCTCAAGCCACTCGACCACGTCGCCAGAGTCGGACGGCTTGAGCACGTCACGGCCTACGCGGAGAAGGTCTGTCTTATTCATCGTTCGCGGAGAGGTCGGCCTTCGTCCGGCGTACCCACGACTCGATGGCCTTCACGGCCTTCGCCGGGTTCTCAGGGTTGCACGACTCGGCCACGTCAAGGGCCAGCTTGTCGAGACGGTTCACGACCTCGCCCATCAGTTGACGCATGGCCTCGCTCGCTTCCTTCGACGAGATGTAGTCCTTAGCCAGGATGAGCCGGCGCTCCTGCTCTTCTTCCAGCGCGACCAGCGTCTTCAGTGACTGGTTGTAAGCCGTCTGGTACTTGCCCTGGTTCGGGTCGCCGCCCTCCATCGACGCAAGCCAGACCCCACGCGCCCGGGTGACCAGCGTCCGGTGTTCGCCGATCGTGTCGGCTAAGGTTCCGTCGTCGAGCTGCGCCGGCGCGGCCTTCGGGGCTTGTGCTCGTCGGGCTTCCTCGCGTTGTGCCCTCCATGCCAGGGCGGCCTCGATGGTGTCCGTCGGCATGCCCTCGCGTTTGAGCACGCTGACACGCTGCGGAGTGATGTTCAGCGCCGTGCCGATCTCAAGGTTGCTAGGTTTACGCGTCATGGCCGAGTGCTGGAGTTCCCCCGTTTGCTGTTTTGGTCAAAAACCTCTTTTCCCCTCGTATAAAAGAGGGGCAGGTGCCGTCCAA